GGCCTTGTGCCTTCTTCGGCCTCACAGAACGGCGGTTGCCCTTCTGTTGAGAGTGGGACTAGGGTCCCCGTGGTGGCGAGTGCCCCACGTTTGGCTTTTAACGACCTCAACATCGTTTTTCCCTGCGTTTCGTCTGCGTTTGCTGTTCCAAGTGATTTTGGAACCTCGCCTGATTGCTCCCTTTGTCCTCGGGTTCAATGTAAGTGTTCTGAGCCTCCTTGTTCTAAGGATGGACCACTTCTTGTTCTTGAGCGGCCTTTGTGTGAAGTTCTCAAGCATGTTCGTGGTATTGTTTATGACCCTCTCGGTCTTACAGCCACTGTTTATTCTTCTGTATATTATGAGTGCACATGCGACGAGTGTCGCCCTGTGCCTCATTTGGAGTTTGTTCATACGTGTGTCTCTGACGGGTGTCAGTTGCCACATGATTGTATTGGTCATGTCGTCCCACCTTGCGAGTGCAAGGTTGATGGACGTTGTATACATTATCTCTCTTTTCTTGAGACCGTTGATCGGTCTTGTCGTCAGGCGATCAATCATCGCATGTGCGACTTTCCACTTTCTTGTAGATTTCCTGTTTCTCACATTCTTTGTACAGTTCCTACGAACGTTCGTCCCGATGCCTTTGTCACTACACTTGTCAATTGTTGTCTTGGGTCTGTTTGTTCTTGTGGAAAGCAACCTACTGGTTGCATGTGCATACCCGGTTCCGTTTGTTGCCCCTTCCCAGACCCTGCCAATCAGCAGGCTGAGATGGAAGGTCGCCTTATGATTTCTGCTCTCACGCGATTTCCTGGCTTTTGTCAACCTATTTGCGGCTCCGGTGTTTATCATTCTGATTCCATTTGGAATGTTGGTGTCATTTCTTCTTTGACGCCTGTGTTTATTCATCAACCGCATGATATGGCCCCCAGGTATGCCTTTCCGCCTGGTCGAGTTTGCCCTTTCAATTGTCGTCACTGTTCCGAGTGGAATGAGTGGATTGAACATGAGGATCCTGAGTATTCTGCTTGCACTGCCATTGCTCCCTTTGGTTGTGTTGGGCACATGCGTGAAGTTCGCATTCGTGAGATTCTTCTTGAGATTGTTCCTCAGATCGGGTGTGCTCCCCAAGATCTGATTCATTTCCTTGCAACTCGTCCTGATTTCCACAGTTTTGTTGTGTTTGCTCGCAATTTTCTTGCTGTTGACACCTCTGTTGCTGATGTTTTGTTTTGCGCCATGTTTGAAAAGTGCTGTGATACGCGTCCCAAGTTTTCTGGGAATATGGCTTCCGCTGTATATCGTTCACAGATGCTCACTTCACAGGGTGCTGTCGCTTCTGGTTATCAGAATGTCAAAAACATTGGCAATTTTCTTGGAGATCCCAGCAGCCAACAGTCTATCGTTGGTGCTGCTGATTCGATCTCCAGTATTACTGCGACTTTTGTTCAGATGAAGCAATACATTGAAAACTTTCTTGCTCCGCTTGGCAAGATTGTTGATTTTGAGACGCCTACTGGCTATCTGGTCCTTTCTTGTGTTGCTTTTGCTTTTCTTCACCCTTTCACAGTTGTTTGTGCTTTTACCGATTTTACTGCCCTCTTTTCTGATGCTGCTGCGCATTATTTCAAGGGTCGTTCACCTTTGGCTAAAGTTTTCAAACTTCTTGCTTCAGCTTTGCGTGTTGTTCACCTCGCAGAGTCCCCGCCTATTCTTTTTGGGGATTCTTCTGATGTTTACAAGTCGCAAGCTGGTCCTGGTGTCACCGGTTTACATGGGTTTTTGTCTGCAATTCTTCTCGTTATTGTTGACAATCCGGCCAAATCTGACATCGTCTCTGCCCTCCGTCTCATGGCTCCTGTTGCGAGTGGAATCTGTGCCGCTGAGAGTGGCATTGGTTTTCTCGTTTCTGCACTTCCTGACGTTGTCCAGAAGTTTCTTGTTGAGACTGGTTGCTATCGTGATGTTGGTACGCTTTCACCTGATATGAAACACCACATCACTGTTCTTGCAACTTTGACTCCCAAGGGTCCTGCTATGGCCAAGGAGTTGCGTGTTGATTTTCTTCGATCTTTTGACTATGTCAATGCCAACGTTTGGTCTGACATGGTTACTGCTCAATCTGCTTCACAGCATGCGGCGCTTTCTATTTTGCGGGAGGCTAAAGAGATTCATCTTGCCATCAAAAATGCCAATTCTACTAACTCTGAGCCCTCTCCCCCAGCGGTTTACATGTTTGGTGCTCCTGGTATTGGCAAATCATGGATTGTTGAGCTTCTGACCTTTTGTGTCCTTGATACGGATGTGACTGGTGGGAAGGTTTATACACGCAATCCTGGTGACCCTTTTTACTCTGGCCTTGACCCAGTCAATCATGTGGCTATCAACTATGAGGATTTCCGTCAAGGTGATTCACGTCGTGCGCGTGATGATGCCTCTGATATTATCCGCATTTGTGGTCCTAATGACTTTCGTCCTAACCTTGCTTTCGATAACAAGGGTGAGGAGTATCTTCCAAAGATGGTCACGGTGACTACCAATGCTGATTTTCGTTCTGATATTGAGGGTATCAACAATGCTGCTTTTCGTCGGCGTTTCATTGCTGTTGAGATGGTTCTCTCCAATGAGGTTGCCACTGATGGTCGCCTTGATGCTGGCAAGCTTGCTCAGCTTCCTTCAGAGCATCGCACTCAGCTTGGTTTTATCCGGTTCTATCCCTTCTCTGTTGATGCCAAAGGGAAGGCTTCTCGGCTTCGTGCCCCTTGGACCTTCTTTCAATTGTGTGATCGGATTCGTGCCCAGATTGTTTTGAATCGTGCGCTTCACGCCGATTCTACCTCTTCAGTTCCTAAAATTCTTGCAGCTTATCGGGAGCGTATGGAGGCTAAGATGCTCGATCCTCCCCCTTTGGTTCCCACTCTTGAGGAGGCTGCGGAGGCTTACGAGGCTAAATCTGAGCTTGTTTCTCAGATGAAAACTCGTCGTATTCACCCTTCTACACCTGCTCGTCGTCCTCCTCATTGCACACTTCGTAGTTTTCCTTCCCTTCTTGCGTCTTCTCATTCACACAAGGGTTCTGAAGCTGCTTTTCGTGCTTGCATTCCTGTCCACATTGTTCCTCGAAATGCTGTGTCCAACTACACGAACTTTTTGGTTTGGATGTTGGGTGCTATCGGACTCGATGCTCCTTCTCAAGATCGTTGGGTTTATGCCCGCGATAATCGAATTATGATCTTCAATCTTCTTGTCGATGCGGATTTTGGTGAGAAACAGTGGGGTGGGAATGGTGTTAATGTCTGCACCATGGAAATGGCCAAGCGTCGTGAGTTACGGTTGTTTCTTGATGAAGGCGCTATGCCGAGTGGTGATGATGATGAAGATATCACCGCTTATCAGACAGCCCACGAAGCTTCTCTTTCGGATTTTCCAAATCTCCATGGTGACCCTCCAGTCACCTCTCATCTTCGTGGTGAGTGGTCGGTGTCTAATCGAAAGCTTGGCCCTATGTCGGTTGATGCTATTTTTCGTCCACAGAGTGCTGAGGATCCTTTGCCCGATATTGATCTTGCACCTTTGTTGCCTATGGAGGAGACTTCTCCTACGATCGTTTCTCTCACTGATCGTGATACCGGTCAACTCTTGAGTGCTCACCATGCATACCGTGAGCTTCCCTCATTTCGTCATCGGATTGCTGCTGGTGTTGCTGCTCGTATCAAGAACTTTGACTTCTCTGCTTTTGTCAAAGGTCTTGCTATTGTTGGCTCAGTTGTTCTTGCTGGGACCTACTTGTGGCGGCGCCTGAGTGGTCCTGTCTTTTCCGGCCAGTCTCGTGATGAGGAAGTTGGTGAAGCTGATGTTTCTCGGCATCGCCAGCGATCTGGCAAACACACACGTTCTGAAAAGCGTGTTGGTAAGATGACATCACACCTCAAGAGCCTTCATAGCCAAATGAAGGTCGATGATCATGACCCTGAGGGGATTCAAAGTCGCCTTGAGCTTCGTACTGCCATTGAGCGCATTGGGTTAAATGTTTGCATGATTTCTCGAGTCGAAGGTAACCGTCTGATGCAGATGGCTTCTTTTGGCTTGTGTGAGCGTAAGCTTATTGTTCCCGTGCACTTTTTCCTTGAGGCTGGCCTCTTTCTGCCTGATGGGACTTTGATTTCTTTGAGACGTGGTCGTACTGTCGTCTCCTTTCCTTTTGCTCAGGCCTCTCTAGCTTGTGTGCATGAAGTTGAGGATGAGAAATCCTATCAGGATTGTGCTGTTTATACCTTGCCAAATGATTGTGCCCCCTTCCCTGATCTTACTAGCCGCTTTACTCCTGGCATTGATGCACTTCTTCTTGAATCATTTGATGTCTTTGCGATCATGAAGCCTGGGCGCAATGTCAACATCGTCCTTGATCCTCTTGAGTCGATGGAAGTTTCTACCAAGCCTGTTGTCATCCCCAACACTGGTGGTGTTTCTGTTCGTGCTCCTTCTCAGCTTATTTATACGGCTCAAAACGATGGTGACTGTGGTTCTCTCATACTTGGCATTGATATTGGTGGACATGTCAAGATTCTTGGTTTTCATATTGCTGAGCGCAGACAGTTTGGTTCTGTTGCAGGCATTGGATTCCCCCTTGATCGTTCACTCCTTGGAGCTTATCATATTTCGCAAATGGCTCGTGTCATTCTTGACCCGTCATTTGTTTTCCTTCGGAAGCTTGATATTGTTCCTCCTCCCCTTCCTTGTAACACATCACTTCATCCCAGTCCTATTGCTGATGAACCCTTTCTTGCTGGTGTTACTCATGAGCCTTCGCTTCTCGGTAATCCTTTTGACCCTCGGACGGATTTCACGCCTCTGGAGCTTCAGAAGATGGAATTGAATCGTGGACAGTGTGCTGATTATCGTCCTTTTCCTTTTGACAAGGAGGATTTTGCTTCTGCGGTCAATTCGATTGCTGAGGAGTATGATTCAGTTTATGCTGGACACCCTGCTCGTGTCCTTACTGAATTTGAGGCTCTGAATGGTTCTAGTAACACGGAGTTTTCTGGTTTGAAGCCTATGAATATGAAGACTTGCTCTGGGTTCCCAACGAATATGGAGCCTGGTGTTTCTGGGAAGCGACCATTGATTTCAGGTGATGCTGGTGAGTTTGTCGTGGCTGATAAGCGTCTTCGTGATCGTCTTGATTTGATGGAGAGTATGCTTGCTGCAGGTGCCCCAATTGAAGTTGTTGTTGAATACTTCAATAAGGATGAACTTCGCAAACTTTCTAAAATTCTTGAACTGAAAACACGTGTTGTCTCCTGTTTTCCAGTTGCTCATTCGATACTCATGAGAAAGTATTTTGGAGCCTTCATGAATTTTGTTCGTCTCACTTTTCAGGGTACGAGCTCTTCAGTTGGTATTTCTGTTCACTCTCCAGATTGGGATCAGATGATTCGTTACCTTACTCGCTTTGGCGTTGAGGGTTTTGATGGTGATTTTCAGAAGTTTGAAGCTAACTGGTGTCAACAGCTTTCTGACGGTCTACTTGAAGTTGTTGAGCGTTGGTATTCTCGATATGGTGTTGTTACTGAGAGTGATCGCCAGATACGTCGTGGACTTATGCAATCTGCTCTTAATTGTGTTGTCCTCGTTGGCTCTGGCCTCTATCAAACCTATGGCGGTCTCAAGTCTGGGCAGGTTGGCACCACAATTATGTTGGGAAACTTCATGTGCCAGATCTTCATGCGTTTGGCTTGGCTTGGTGCTGCTCGTGAGCATCAACCCCAGTTTGCCAATATGATCTGTTTTGCACGTGAGGTTTCTCTCAAAGTTTATTCTGATGATCATACCGTTGTTGTTTCACCAAGAGCACGGTTCTTCAATCAGTATAGCGCCTTTCGGGCCTTTGCTGCTCTTGGGATTTCCTACACCACTGCTGATAAGCGCATTCCCACGCCGGAGGATACCCTCAAGCCGTTTCAAGATCTTCAATTTCTCAAGTTGAAGACTCGTGTTGTTACTGCTGACGAGGTTTCCTATGCCCCTGGGATTGCGTATGTTGCTTATCCTGAGATTGAGGATGTTCTTCCCTCTCTTAAGTGGATACGGGATGGTCTTCCTGATACGCTTGGAATTGTCCAGAATTGCAACGATGTGCTCGTTCGTTGCATTGGGTTCCCTCGGCCTAAGTGGACTGCTTTCCGTCAGGTTCTCTACGATGCGCTTGCTCGAGCGAAGATTTTTGAACCACTTCTCGATTGGAATGGTTGTATTTCAATCTGGGGTGGTAAGATCTCTTGGGGGTATTCGGAGGTGATGCCGCTCCTCTCTGAGCCAATCCGTGGACCTGTTGTTGTTCATCGTTCTGAGCCTGTCTTTTTCAGACAGATTCAGCCTCGAACTTTCAGTGTTCCTGACTTTCGGTCCCAGATGTTGAGTGAGGCTGTCGCTCTTGACACTCCTTCTGAGAATGTTGCTCGTGGTGATCGAATTGAGCCTCGTTCCTTTGTTCAGCCGAATGTTGGACATCGCACATTTGGTCCGAACTTTTCCATTTGTGAGCTTGGTCGTCGCTTTGTTCAGTTTCCTCTGAGTGGCTCTCAGGCTTTTCTCACAATCAACATCAACAACAAGGTTGAATATCCTCCTGGTTCTGTGATTTATGGTCTGTCACAGTACTTTGCACGTCTTTACTCCTTTTGGTGGGGTGATACACGTGTTAATGTTTCCGCTACAGCTCGGACACAAGGGGTTTATTTTGTTGGTGGTACCAATGAGTCAACTTGGACAGTTAGTGATGAGATTACTGGTGTCCTTGGGACTGGGTCTGCTGGCCCTGCTCTCGTTGATCGTGTTGGTTATTTCCACCGTTCCTATCACATGCCATGTGTTTCAACTTATCACATTCTTGCTGTTCCTCGTGGGACACAGTTTGGTGATGAGTATGGGTCTGGTCAACTTCGGATGGAGTTTACCCCTACTGATGCTTCCATGCTCACTTGGACATCTGCTAGTGAGAATTTTGACTTTGCCTTTCTTCGCGAGGTTCCCCGGATGAGTTATGCACTCTTGTCCGATGCACCTAAGCATGTCAATTTTCTCAAGTCACGTCATCTCGAGCCTCTCAAGCCTCACTATCGTTCCCAGATGGATCGTGGTGGTATTTCAGTGGATTCTGCTCAGGATCTGATCACGTCGAGTCAGCGTCCGCCTGGGCCTCGATTGAACATGGAGGACGCCTCTGAGAAACCTATGAGTTTTCGCGATATTGCTGCTCGACCGCAGTTTATCGCGAATGGTGTTTGGCTTAACACCGATCCTGTTGGGACTGTTCTCAAGCAATATGTTTTGCCATGGGATTTTATCATTGGCCGGAATGTTGTTGCTTTTGATACTTTTACCTTTTGGCGTGGCATTGTTCGTGTCTCTATCCAATTGCAGAGTCAGAGCTTTATGGCCGGGCAGTTGATCCTTTATTGGACCCCACTTGCTGCTCCCCCTGAGGTTAATGCTTTCATTGTTGATAGTCGTGCTTCTCAGACGGCTGCACTTCATGTCAAGATACCTGCTGGGTCACCCCAGATGTGTGTTCTTGACATTCCTTACGTTCATTTCGAACGTTTGATGCCTTTGAGATATCCCAATGATTATCTCCTTGGAACTCTGACACTTGCTGTGCTCAATCCTATGGCTCTCGGAATTGACGCTCCACAGACCTCTATACCATATTCGGTCTTTGCTTCCTTTCCTGATGCTGATTTTCAGGTTATTCGTCTTCTTGAGGATCCTATTGAGAGTAAGGACTCTGAACCTGTTCTTGTTTCCCAGGGTGGTTACTTTTCTAAGGAGAGGATTCATGTTGATGATCATGTTAGGGATTTGCCTAAGCGTCGCGCCCTTACTTATGATCAGCCCATCATCTCCTTTCCCCCTGTGGCTAACGCCGAGGCTTCTTGGTCCAATCTTGCCACACTTGATGGTTCCATCCCGACGCGTGTTCTTGATACTGATTTTCACCCTCGGTATCTTGATAGTGCTGAGGTTGGAACTACACTCGATGAGACTACACTCGGTTATCTTTTGCGCAAACCGACTTTTGCGCGATCGTTCCAGTTCACCTCTGAGCATGTTTTCACTGAGCGTGTTGATAGTGGCCTTCTTACCGTCAATCAAGCTGGTGTTGAGCTTGGGGCTGGGATCATCTTTGATGTCACACTAGCTGAATACTGTGTGGCACCATTCGCCTTTTGGAAGGCCGACCTCGTTTTTACTTACGAGGTTATTGGAACACCATTCCACTCAGGTCGTCTGGCTTTTGTCCCTATGTACGGGATTATTGCCCAACCTGATTCGACATATGCCATACTTAGTCAGTATGCAGATGTCATTGATGTTTCATCCAAAACTTCCACCTTTCGCTTTGTTGTTCCTTGGCGAGAGGATCGGGAGATGCTCCGTGTCTACCACGGTGCACCTTTGACTAATTTGCGGGATCTTTTTAAGTACTGCATGGGTTCGTATGCCCTTATTGTTATTAACACTTTGCGTTACGCTGAGACTGTCGCCTCACATGTTGATCTCAACCTCTACTTCTCCCTTGAGAATTTTGGTTTTGATTTTGTGAGTGCTGGCATGCAGCGTGTCCAAGTGAATAACCCATATGATTAATTGTATATTGTTGTCTTGTTTTTATGCGTCTTACAATTCTGAAGCCTCTTTAGGCTCGATCCCTG